AGACGGTGATGGTCGCGGAGGCAACGGTCGAGGACGAGGAGGAGGAGGAGGAGGAGGAGATGGAGGAGGGAGCGATGCTGATTTCTTTGCCAACATAAGCAATCGTGAAGGGGGTGGAGAAAAGGGGGGTGATAGAGGTGGCGGTGGCGGCGGAGGAGGAGGGGGAGGAGGAAGACGAAAAAGTGGAGGTAATGGCGACAAACAATACAATCCCATTTCGTCCTACCGACCTACGGGAAGTCTTATGGACGCGAGCAATCTTATGTTTAGCGGAGGGAGAAGTTGAGCTTTTTACTTTTGTGCAGGCAACGGTTGACTGGCTGTGTTGTCGTATTTACTCCCTTCCTGGGCGCTCGCCATAGAATGCCCAGTTGTTTGATTGCTGTTTTGCATAGTAGCCGCTGGACCTGCCCCCAAAACACCAGCTCCCATCAATGGAGCGCCTTGATAGACAACACCCCCGCCTACATATCGAATTCGTCTTCGCCTTTGCGAGCTACGTCTCCTGTTATTTCTTGTGCGCGTCGCGGTGAATCGCCTCCAACGTCGTCTATGATTGGATCTCGCCATCGGCTTTTTGTTCGGCTTTCGCCTTTTCGTGCAATGAAACAAATGAAAAATATATAAAGACCTTTTAATTGTTACTGACATTTTTATTTTATTTTATTTCCCCCCTCCTTACTCCTTCCTTCCTTCCTTCCCTTTGTCGCCCTTCTTTCTTTTATTTGCATACTCATGTCCGAATCTTCCGCCGAATCCGTATTTGATCCCGAGATGCGATTACAGCTTCAAAAGATGATTGCCGCCAACGGTACGTCCGATCAGACAGAATTGCTACGTCAATTAAAACACAGCCACAAATTGCAAGAAGACATCAATACGATGTTAAAAGCGAAACACACTGCTAGAACAGAAGGAGGATGGTCAGAAGAAGATTTACGCACGGCATGTTCTATTCAATGTTTCTTTCTGTTTACCCACTACACGGATTTGTTTAACAAAATATTCAAGGACGAAATTGATTTGCGAATTTTGAATCATTTCTTGAACGTTCTTCGACAAATTGAAGACGGAGACATCGATCAACATGAAGGCTCTTTTTTGGTCGGCCAACTTTTGAAGGAATTATACGTGGACAGTGCTTTGAAGAAGGCCGACAAATTACGGGCCAAAGCGCAGGCAGAAGCGGAAGGACGAGACTTACCACCCGTTCGAGAACCCAAAAAGATTTCATGGTCGCAATTCAAACAAAACACGGCTTAAAAACGAACTACACAAAAAGCGAGCATCCGTTCCCTTTTTCTTTCCTTCCCACACCCACCCCATCTTCAGCGCCCATTGTCCCGAATGCCTCCCCGTCCATACCGCGGAAAATCCAAAGCAAAAGCAAAAGCAAAACAGATACCTCCATCTCCAGACCATTTTCATTACAAAACGATTGTTTTGGTCGAATCCCCATCCAAAGCAAAAACCATTCAACAAATGCTTGGAGGGCATCCATACGTCGTCATGGCGACTTGTGGTCACATTCGAACTATTCCCCAAGGTCCGCTGTCGGAAACGATAGGACCCCATTATACCATTAAATACGAAGAGAATCCGCAACGAAAAGCTGACATTGCCTCTATTCGAACAGCCATTCAAAATTGTCATCGTGTCATTTTGGCAACCGACGCCGATCGTGAAGGTGAAGCCATTGCATGGCATTTGTGTGAAGTCTTTGGTCTCAACGAAAAAACGATTGAACGCATCATTTTTCGCTCCGTCACTTCGGAAGCATTGCAGGCCGCTTTGGCGAACCCCTCCATTGGAATCGACATGAGCATTGTAGAAGCCCAAAAAGCTCGGCAATGCATCGATTTGATGCTCGGATATTCTATTTCACAAACGTTATGGGATTTTGTGTGTCGTAATGTCGAGAAGCCATTAAGTGCAGGACGATGCCAAACACTCGGGTTGCGAATCTTATATGATCGGCAATGTGCACTAGATCACGACCAAAATAAGTTTGAACCTTTTGTCCTGAGATCGGTGGGGGGATATTTTGGGAATCTCCGCATCCCGTTTTATGCGACACGTAGCTGGGCAACCGATTCCGAGAAAGACAAGGCGACCTTTTCTTCTTGGTGGTCTCGGTTGGCGGCCGCATCCATTCCATGGGGAAATACCCATTATTTAAAATTGACCCTAGGGGCGACCAAAACGTATCCTGTCGTAGAACATGCGGCCCCAAAATCATTCTCTACCCTTGGATTGCTGCAGAAAGCGACCGAGAAATTAAGTTTATCATCGGCTCAAGTCATGAAGCATTGCCAAAGCTTGTACGAGGCAGGATTCATATCTTATCCTCGGACCGACTCATCATGCGAAGGGATTGGTGAAGGGGGAAAATTCGCCCACGAAGCGATTCGTCCAACCCAGATGGAAGTGAAAGAACTTGATTTGAAGCAGTGGTCGTCGGCAGAATGCAAATTGTATCATTTGATTTGGCAGCAAAGCGAAATAGCGGGGCAGGCGGCTGCCGTAGGGGGGAAATTGCGAAAAACACAACAAACAGATTTTGAAATTGAAGCGCGGTGGGGCTTATCAGATTCAATCACCTTTCGATCCAGCATTGTGGTGCCTCTAGAAGAAGGAATCGGAGGCAACCCAGCAGCAGATGCCGAAGCTGTAGGGCATGGATCCTATCTACGGTCTTTGATCGCTTCTGAAACCAAAACGATAGCTTGCCATGGTTTCTTTACGACGGCCACTGTGACTCAAGCGCCATCGAGCGTCCTTCCCATGACCGAGTCTGAATTTTTGCACGAGCTAGAGAAAAATCATATTGGGCGACCCTCCACATTTAGTCTTATCGTCGAAAAATTGCTAGATCGCGAATATATACGGGCCTATGATCGTCCAGCGCGATCTTGGAAAGTCCCTCGGTGGGTTTTGCCCAACCCTGGATGCAGTGCACGGAATAGTGAGGACGAAGGGGAAACCGAAACAATCACAATGAAAGCCCGAAAACGGGAACTCGTCCTTACTCCTCTTGGGCGCATGACGATTTCATTTTTGTTGCAACATTTTGAGAGCCTTTTCCAGTCCCGTTTCACTGTTGATATGGATAATCGTCTGGTCGCGATCGAAAACCAGCGGGAATCGTACGTGGACTTATGCTCTGACTATCATCAACGAATCCAAACACCCATCGATGCTTTGCGAAATAGAGAGGGAGAAAATAAATCCGAGGTGCCGTATTTTCATTGGCAGCTTGTTGACGACAAGGATCATGTCGTGCGCGTTGCCAAATATGGTGTATGTGTCTACAATTGCAAAACAAAAGAATTTGTTCATCCCATCTCTTCCTCTTCACCATTGAACATGTCTCGTCTTGAACGACAGGAAATTCGTTTATCCGAATTATTGGATCAACAGGATAGTCGAGGAAAATATTTACACGATCGCAATGAAAAAGAAGAACAACGGAAGGCATGCGAAATATCTCATGATACAAAATATCATCGACTCATGGGAATTTGGAGAGACAAGGACTTGATTCTGCGCAAGGGAAAATACGGTCTTTATTGTACCTGGGGGAATATGAAACAGTCATTGCGATCTTTGGGAAATCGAGATATTCAAAACATTCGATTGGAGGAAGTTACTTGTTTGTTAAGTGAGGTTGGAAAATAATGTAGAGAAAAAATATAGATCAAGAAAGATTTTTCAGAGGCCGTCGAAATTTTGATTAGAAGGGTACAAAATTTACATCCGTCACATCCAGATATGAGTCAAAGTAATAATCAGCAACATTCAGAAGAAGATTTTCATGATGATGATAATCATTATCATTGGGGAGAATCTGACGATCATGGTGGGAAAGAAGCAAGTGGTCCTAGTACGGGTCAAGTAAACGCGGCTTTTGCTTGTGTAGGATTTATCATGTGGATTGTCGCCTGTGGATTATTGGCGTCGAATTCCAGCAGCACGAGCAATAAGAGTGCCGTCAACGCCTCGGTAGCCGCCATATCTTTTTACATTATCGCCGCATTTCTGAAAATCATCACCATATTCACAGCAGCTAGCCCTGGCGCCGAAAACGGAGGCGATGGCAACGAGTCCGACTCTGCTTCTTCTACTTCTTTTGGTAGTGCCACTTTCTGGGTTCAAATAATTCCAGTTGCAGGATTTATAAGCTTACTCATTTGGGCCGCGAGCATTCTCAAACAACGAGAAGAAAATATCATCAATGGCAACATCAATAATGAAAAATTTCAAACATTTATGAACTTGTATTTCTTGCCTTTTCTCCTCTTTTTCGGAGGAATTATTTGGAGCATGTATTTAGAGAATGACAAAAAAGATGTATTCTTGGTCAAATCTTCACTCGACACTTTTGTGTTTAGTTTAACACTTATGATTACCTGGATGCTGTGGAAAGTAGTGGTTCAAAATACCATTCCATACACCTAAATGGAGTTGCATATTTCCGCATGCACAATCAATTCTATGCTGCTGGATGTTTCTCGTACTCCTTGAATATGAAGGCATACAGCCGAGACGTCAAGAGAACACTTTGCTGACAACAGTGATGTTTCCAGTGCAGAGACCAATTTCAGATTCTTGATTAGTCCTCCTCCAGCACCATTGGGTCGTGATTCGATCCATTTGCTCAAAAGTTGGTTTTCAATGACCAGAAGTTGATCTTGTACTTGATCTTTGTCTTCTGGAGATATCAAGATTGGAATTTCATCCAAACTACAAAGGGGTGTACTATATAAAAATAAATGATGATCGTCCTTTACTGGTTTCATGAAGGATGAAGACGACGGGGATGAAAAAGTGCGAGTCGCACTACCGCTATTCACGGTAATGGGAGACAATTGTCTCGCCGAAGAATTCAAAAATACGTGATCAACGTGATAAAGACGAATAGGGATCATAACAGTCATTTTTTGCATATTTTGGTTTTTGTTTTCAAAAATAAAATACGTATTCCTTTGTTTTGTTTTTTTTTGAAAGAGAATTGTAATGGTTTCTTTTATTTTCCTTTTCTTTCGATCCCTTCCCCCCCCCCACACAACCCACAAAAAGATGACAAACCAGAATAAAAAGAATATGAAAACAAGAGAGATGAAAGAAATGAAATAATACCCTTTTGTCCTCTTTTCGTTTCTTTCTTTCTCTCTTTCTTTGTGTTTGTCATCACATGGAATCACCTAGCTTACACCCTCAACTCTTTGAAAAATGTCGAGAAAATATCAAAACAAATCTTCAAGAACGCGGTCTGAGTATTCGCCACTTTTTGTTTTTCGGGCCATGCGGAGTGGGCAAGTATTACCAAACACAAGCATTTTTGGCCTTGTTCAGTCCATCTGGCCTCAAATATCAAAAGAAAATTCTTATAACGGTCAACAAACAACCTCTTCTTTTCAAAATGAGCGACGTTCATTACGAAATTGACATGGCCCTCTTAGGCTGCAATCCCAAAATTGTGTTTCATGATTTTTTCATGCATGTCGTTGACAGTATCCAAAGTTACATATCTGGAGGACGCCGTCATTTGCCTTATTTTTTCATCCTCTGCAAAAACTTTCATGACATTCATTCCGAACTGCTTGATATTTTTGATAGCTATATGCACGAACAAGATCAAGTACCCCATTTTTTACGCTTCATTTTAATCAGCGAACATATCAGCTTTTTGTCGCGGAATATATTGGAGGGATGCGAAATTGTCGCGCTTAGTCGGCCGTCTCATGAACGGCTCGCGGCTTGTTTCCCTCATTTTTCAGACAAAATCGGCGAACATTCCCACGAGATCAAAAATGTCGCCGAATTGGCCCATCCGCATTTATTTACTGTTGACCGAGGAGGAGGCGTCCCATTTTTTGTAACCGACCATTTGAATTACATGTCCCAAAGGATTTATGAAGCCTTGATTGAACTTTCCACCTCCCAGGAAACCGAACCACCCTTTTTACCGATTCGAGACCTTCTCTACGACCTCTTTGTGTATCAAACAAATATTACGGATTGTGTCGCCTATTTGGTCAAACGGTTTCTTTTGCTTCCCGTATTTGCAGAAAAAGAAGATGCCCGAACCCATCTCTTCTTGCACGTCTATCGTTTTTTTCATTACTATAATAACAATTACCGCCCCATTTATCATTTAGAGCATTTGGTCTTTCAAATACTTCTTTTGTTGCGAAATAGTTAGAAATTAAAGACAAGTCTAAGGGATTAGTGAATTGTCATTGCCGCACCCCCCCCCCTCCCATCCCCCC